CCCGCGTCGAGGCTGTCCTGTGCGGCGCCGAGACGGCCCCGGAACAGTTTGGTGCCGTCCCGGTAGGCGACGAGGTCGTGGGTGAGCTCGGAGAGCCGCAGCGCGGACGCTGAGTCGCCTTTCGTGGTCCATTGTGCGGTGGGCGCGCCCGTGAGGGGGATGGTGATGCTGCGGCCGGTCGCGTCGAACAGGTCACAGACCGGGGTTCCCGCCGCGGTGACTCCCTGCCAGGTCCACACGTCAGGTCGCGGTGGTGGTCAGGGTGAAGTAGGCGCCGTCACAGGACATGCCGCCTGCGCTGCCGCAGTTGCCTTCCACTCGCATCTTGTACGCCCCCGAGAGCGGAAACACGTCCCATCTCAGATGCACCGGTTTGAAGTCGAGGGTTCCGGCCGAGGCGACCCACTGGACCGGGCAGTAAGACCAAGTCGTGCCGTTGTTGGCAGAAAGACCGAGACGGGTTTGGAGTACGGCCGCTCCGGTTCCGCCGCGCACGTAGAACTGGGCCTCGCCGGTGAGCATGATCCCGTAGCCGGGGTCGGAAATCGTTACGTCGCCACCGAACCACGACTGCCAGGTGCCGCCACCGAAGTTGACGTTGGACGGGGTCGCACTGTTGGCACTCACGGTGGTGCTAAGTGGCACCCACGCCCCGCTGGAGAGCGCGATCCATGAGGTGCCGTTGGTCAGCCCGACGATCTGTCCAGGCGTGCCCATGGGGGGGAGAACGCCGAGCGGTTGCGTACCTTGAGGTGCCACGAGACGCTTGTCGGTGATGTTCGCGTTGACGATCGACGAGGCCAGCCCGGCCACGGTCACCTGGGCGAGAACCATCGACGAGGCTGGTGGCGTCGGAACCACCGGGGTGCCGGACGACGGGGTGCCGGTGACCTTGTCGAAGATCATGTCGTCGTCGGAACCCGTGACCGACGAATCCCTGACTCTTGCGATCACCAGGTCGATGCGCGACTGCCCCGACGGCGGGGAGGAGTCGAGCGTGACCGACTCGACCGCATCGGAGGTCACCAGGTAGACGCCCTGCCCGGCCGCTTCGGTGCCCACGACCGCGCCCGACCCGGCGTCGATGTCCACCTGCATGTTCGCGCCCGCGGCGTGCTGGGAGACCTTCCAGTCGACATCCCCGATCACGCCCTGACCCATCGACGCGGTCAGGTGCTGACGCCACATCTGCGCCGTGTACACCGTCCCGGCGTTCTGCATCCACAACGGAGGGGAGATCGTCACAAGAACCTCACAGGAAGTAGGAACCGCGGGCCGACACGGCAAGCTGGCAAGGGGCCGACGACGTCGCGCACGTGAACGCGAGCGTCACCAAGCCAGGCATCGGGAGCCGCCACGTCGACGTGGCGTGGTTGATCCACTCAAACCGCGACGCCCCCACCGAGCCGTTCAAGAGCACGGTGTGCTGCTGTATGTCGATCGCGAGGAAGTCACCGGCGTTGATCGTCACCCCGGTCAAGGCTTCGAGCACCGTCCACGTCTCACCGTTCTGCGTGGCAGTCAACTTCGGGACAGTGCAAGGCCCGTAGACCAACGCGGTCACCCGAGGCGAGGCGTCGCCCCACACCGGGACCGTGAACGGCACCGACGAAACCGACGCCGGCCAGCCGATCGAGAAACCCAACGGGAAACCAATCCCACCGGCCGGGGCCGACAGGGGCGACAACGCGAACTCCACCGGCGACGTGTCATACGCGACCCCGGACGGCGCGACAAACTGGGCCTGTACCTCCGAGATGACCTCACCGGCCCGCGGAGCCGACAGTTGCCGCGGCGACAACGTCACCTCGCGGACGCCCAAGTTCGCGCCGCCCTTGTCGTCGATGTAGCGCAGCACCGGACGACGCTTCGGGTGCATGAACGGGGTCAGGCGCTTCAACACATCGGCCCGTTGACCGATCGTGCCGTCCATGATCTGCAACGACAGGGCGACCGAGCGGGCGCCGAAATGTTCGGTCGAATCGTCCTCGCCATCCTGACCGGGACTCGAAGTCATCGCCTCAAGCACCGCCGGCCAGCCCATGTCGTAGTTGTCACAGAGGATCCCCGAGTCCGGGTCCTCGAGGTCGAGGTCGTCGAGTCCCTCACAGGTGAGCACGAGCATCAGATATCCCCTCGTGCGAGTGCCCAACCGGCCCGCTGGAACAGGGCGTCCACGTCCGTCGGTGAGGTCACATAGGTGGGACCGAACGTCACCCCCGACCGGGACGGCGCCGACACGCTCCCGCGCATCGCCTTGACCTGGTCACGGTTCAACACCAACTCGCCACCCTGCAACTTCACGATGGGCTCATACGACGCGGGACCGTCGACGTAACCGCCCGAGTGCATCACCCGGTCAATGTGCGGCAAGCCCATCCCGCCGATGTTGATATCCGTGCCCGGCACATGCACCGACGGAAGATGGAACGCATTCCACTTGTCGATGATCCAGTTCAACACCGACTTGAACCCGTTCTTGATCCCATCCCATGCGCCCGAAACCGCCGACGAAACCCGGCTCGGCAACGACGTCACGAACCCGACCAGGTCGTTGATCCGCGCCTCGACCCAGTTCTTCGCGGCAGACGCACCGGACTTCAACCCGTCCCACATCGTCGCGACCGTGTGGGCGATCCGGCCGGGAATGCTCGTGATGAACGACACCACCGCACCTGCCGCATTTGCGACACCTGTCGCCATGTTCACCGCACCCTTGACAATCATCGCCAAGGTCGGAATCACCGTGCCCGTGATGAAACTGGCCGCGACACGAAGCATGTTGACGAGCCCGACGATCACGTGCTCGGCAAGCCACGAAAGGACCG